AAGTCATTTTTGAAAATTGTCAAAAGTAATAAGTGGATAATTTTATCGGCAACTCCAGGCGACAAACCGGATGACTATATTCCTGTTTTTATAGCAAATGGTTTTTATAGAAACAGAACTGAGTTTTATACAAGACATGCCGTTTGGGTTAAACATGGTACTTATTGGGCGGTTGATCGTTGGTTAGAGCTTGATAGAATATATCAGCTTAGAGATAGTTTATTGGTGGATATGGATTTTGAGAGAGAAACAATTGCTCACCATGAGATTAAACAAGTTAACTATGATATTGAAAAGTATAACTATGTTTGTCGTAATAGATGGAATCCATATACAAATGAACCAATAGAAAACGCGCCTCAGTTTTGTTATGTCTTAAGAAAAGTTGTTAATTCAGATGAATCAAGAATTGTAACTGTATTCGGAATAATGAAAGAGCATCCTAAAGTAATTATATTCTATAGCTTTGATTATGAGTTGGAATTACTTAAAGGACTTGCAGAGAAATTTAAGATACCATATTCTGAATGGAATGGTCATAAGCACGAAGCAATTCCTGAAACAGATAAGTGGATGTATTTGGTTAATTACTCAGCGGGAGCAGAAGGATGGTCTTGTATCAAAACAGACACAATTATATTCTATTCACAGAACTATAGTTATAAGACAATGGTTCAGGCATCTGGAAGGATTGATAGATTAAATACTCCTTTTAAGGATTTATATTACTATCATTTAAAATCGAAGAGCAAGATAGATTACGCAATATCTCTAGCATTGAACACAAAGAAAAAATTCAATGAAAAAACGTTCTATGATAGTAATTTTGGGTGAGGGTCAAATTTTTCACCATTTTTGGCATTTTTAAAAAAGACCGAGCCCGCAAACCCGCATAAATACTGCATTTCTTCGACCTCGTAAAAAAAACAATTCCTCTAATAGAGAGGAAAGGAATAAAATGGGCGTAATCCATTTTACAACCTTTCTTGCTTTATGGAAAGGACACTTATGAAAGAGAGCGCTTTCCAAGGAGACTTAATAAAACAGATAAAGAAAGAGTTTCCCGGTTGCATAGTATTAAAGAATGATCCCAATTATATTCAAGGTATTCCCGATCTGTTGATATTATACAAAGACAAGTGGGCTGCTTTAGAATGTAAGCGGAGTAAAGATGCTCGTAAGCGACCAAATCAAGAGCACTATATTTTGAAGATGAACAAGATGTCCTTTGCGAGGTTCGTTTATCCTGAGAATAAAGAGGAGATATTAGATGAACTTCAACGAGCATTCAGACTTAGAAGGATGTCACGCCTTCCTATCAGCAAGTAAGTATCATTGGATAAATTATGATGAAGAGAAGTTATATTCTTCTTACATCAATTACAAAGCTGCAGAGGAAGGAACGATATTACATGATTTTGCTAAGACATGTATATTAATGGGACAACGTTTGGAAGATGTTCCAAAAACTCTTAATATGTATGTCAACGATGCTATAGGTTTTAAGATGAGACCTGAGCAAGTGCTATATTATTCTCAGTATTGTTTTGGAACTGCTGATTCCATTGCATTTAGACATAATCTGTTAAGGATTCATGATCTTAAAACAGGCAAAGGTCCAACACATATGGAACAGTTAAAAGTTTACGCTGCTATATTCTGTTTAGAATACGATGTAGATGTAAGCGATATAGATATTGAATTAAGGATCTATCAAAATGATAAGATTCGAATTCATAAACCAGAAATAGATGAAATAGTTCCAATAATGGACAGAATAATCACTTGCTCAAAATTATTAGACGAATGGGAGAACGGATATCATGAATGATCAAAAGATTTATCATTCTGGAACACCACAGAAATTTGACTTTGATCCCCATGGGTCCGGTCGATATCGTCAAGGTTCTGGAGAAAACCCTCATCAGCATGGTTTTGATTTTTTGTATGAAGTTGAGAAGCTTAGAAAGACAGGAATGACCAATACAGAAATAGCAAAAGCCATGGGATATTCTACTGGCGAATGGAGAGCTAAGCTCACAAACTATAAAGCAGAGAAATATGCCAGCGATGCAGCAAGAGCTTATAAGATGAGATATGAAAGACAAATGTCAAATCAGGCAATTGCTAAAGAATTAGGTGTTTCTGAAGGAACCGTTAGAAATATGTTGAAGAATCCGGATAAGATGAGAGACTCTATTTTGGAATCTACAACAGATATGTTAAGAAAAAGCGTAGCCAATAAAACTTATATTGATGTAGGCGAAGGTGTTGAAAGAAGTTTAGGAATCCCTAGAACCAAATTAGACGCTGCATTACAGAAATTAAAGGATGAAGGCTATGTTGTTAAGCCGATTCAAGTTCAGCAAATAAATTCTCCAACTGGACAGAAGACAACTGTTCTCGTATTAGCTCCAGAAGGAACAACAGGCAGAGAATTATATTTGAACATGGACAAGATATCATTAATAAATGAGTATCATTCTGATGATCTTGGATTGACTTATGGATTTTTGGAGAAACCGGTTTCTGTTGATGGCAAAAGAATAGAAATTAGTTATGCTGATAAAAATGGATATCAACCTAAAGATGGTGTTATTGAATTAAGACCTGGTGTTGAAGATATTTCTTTAGGTAATTCCAAATATGCCCAGGTTCGTATAGCTGTTGATGATAAATATTATCTTAAAGGAATGGCTATATATTCAAAAGACCTTCCAGACGGTGTCGATATTCGTTTTAACACAAACAAAGCTCCAGGAACGCCACCAGAAGACGTTTTCAAAGCAATGAAGACTGTTGATGGTCAGAAGGGATCGCCAATAGATTGGGATAATCCTTTTGGAGCAACAATAAAAGCTGGCGGACAAAGCCATTATATTGATAAAGATGGAAATAAAAAGCTGTCAGCTATAAATAAGGTTAATGAAGAAGGTGATTGGGGCGAATGGGATAAAACCCTGGCTTCACAATTCCTTTCAAAGCAGGATATTTCTTTAGCAAGAAAGCAATTGAACATAACATATTTGAACAAGAAGGATGAATATGACGAAATTATGTCAATTACCAATCCCACTGTAAGACAGAGATTGTTATTTTCATTTGCCGATGATTGTGATGCGTCAGCCGTTGAATTAAAAGCAGCAGCTTTACCAAGGCAAGCAACACAAGTTCTTCTTCCTTTAAACAGTATGAAAGAGAATGAGATATATGCTCCTAACTTTAAAAACGGAGAGCATGTTTGTCTTGTGCGATATCCCCATTCAGGTCCTTCTGAAATACCTGACTTAATTGTTAATAACAAGAATCGAGAAGCTATTTCTATATTTGGTAAGACACCAAAAGATTGTGTTGTTATTAATCCTAAGGTAGCAGCTAAATTATCAGGTGCTGACTTCGATGGCGACAGTGTTGTGGTTATTCCAAATAAAGGTGGAAAAACTATAAACACTAAGAAAACTCTAGAAGGATTAAAAGACTTCGATCCAAAGATCGCATATCCTGGATATGAAGGAATGAAAGTCATGAAAGAGTCAAGAAAAGGAACCGAAATGGGAATGGTTGCTAACTTGATTACTGATATGACTTTAAAAGGATGTTCTGATGATGAATTAGCAGCTGCTATAAGACATTCTATGGTTGTTATTGATGCACCTAAGCACAAATTAAATTACAAGCAATCAGAAAAGGACAACCATATTAAAGAATTAAAAGAACTCTATCAGGGATCATCAAAAGGCGGAGCATCAACTCTTATTTCTAGAGCCAAATCTCAAGAATGGGTTGACGAAAGAAGATTGTATGTAAAGATCGATCCTAAAACTGGTGAGAAAATATTTTCTGAAACCGGTAGAGAGAGAAATAAAATTAAAAAACTTCCAGATGGTACAAAAGTATACTTAACAGACACGGAGAAGGTGCGTACCAGATCCACAAAGATGTATGAAGTAGACGATGCGTTCAAATTAGCTTCAGATCCAAAGAATCCTTTAGCAATGGAAGAAGCTTATGCTATCTTTGCTAATCGTATGAAAGATCTTGGAAACCAAGCTAGACTCTCTGCAGTAAACGCAAAGCCCATTGCCTATTCCAAGGAAGCATCTAAGGCATATTCCAAGGAGATATACGACCTGGATATGAAATTAAATGAAGCACTATCCAAAGCCCCCTATGAAAGGAAGGCTCAGATGGTAGCCAACGTGGAACTGAAGGCTAAAAAGCAAGCCAATCCTGCCATGACAGATGCTGAAAAAAGAAAAAAGGGACAGCAAGCTCTTAATGCGGCTCGTGCCAACCTAGTACCAGGGGAGAAGAGAGGTAAAAAGAGTAGAATTAGCATAACAGAAAAGGAATGGGAAGCAATAAATGCTAATGCTATTAAATCAACTAAGCTCAAATCTATATTAAATAACACAGATCTTGATGTTATTAGAGATTATGCTACTCCTAAGAAGGAAAAAGGCCTATCTGAGGCTAAAATAGCACGAGCTAAAGCGATGTTAGCTTCTGGATACTATACACAAGCTGATGTTGCTGATCAATTTGGCATTTCCCCTACAACTTTAATGCGTTATGTTAATGAATCATAAGTAATAGTAGCACATTAACCCATAGTAAGGCAAAGGAGAAAGCAAAGTGAAAGAAGTATTCATCACAACAATTGACAATCCTTTCAATTACTTCACCCAGTTCGAGGAGTGGTTAGCTTATGATAGGCAAATGGGTTACTATACTTGTGAGTATCTAGCCCGTATAGCCCGCCTGGCTGATGATTTAAGTGAAGAACAAGAACAAAGAGAAATTGAAAGCGCAATTGATTCAATTATTGAATGGAATGGAAAGTTTTATAAGAAAATTTATAAAGAATAATTGATAAAATTGTGAAAAATTGTCAGTTTTTAGCAGTTTTTAAGCAAAAATGTATAAATATACCTCTGGGATATAAAATAGACACCGGGGAGGGGGTCCGTAAAAATGACACCCCCTATGGGAT